TAAACTATCCGTAGATAGATTTGGTTTAATACTAAAGTATTTTATACTAGTAGTTTAATATTAAACTATACAACTTATAGTATATCGAGCCGAGTGTCGTATACTACCTGTGGTTGCCCGGGCGTGGGCCACCCGGGGGGTGTGCGCTATATGTACATGACCTTTGACAGCGGGGTAGTATAATACCCTGTTAACCACTTTTGCTCGATTATGGTTAACACTGTTTGTAAAAAAGCATTGATGTAACATAGTTGAAACATTCTGTAACAATTCGTGATTAAATTAATAAAAGAAAGTGCTTGACAGAAGGGCGGGTATAGCTTATAATTATTACTGTTAGTATATACTGGTAGTAAAGCTATTAGTACTTACTTATAAGCTATTACTAACAGCTATTCTGTTAGAAGATACTAGTAGTCTTTATACTTCTTATACTTATAATACTTATAATACTACTAGTCTTACTAACAGTAGGTCTGTTAGCCTTCTTATCTCTTCTATCTTCAAAAGTAAAATAATAATTTTAGTCTTTGCATTTTCTCTTGACAGAAGAGTTTCCTTCCATACAACTAGTGGTGCATTGGTTTATAAATGTCTAAAAGAGTTAAGTACTACCAATCTGACAAAGTAATAGAAGAGTTCTATAAAGCTTTAGCTAATGGTAGTGAAAGAGTACTACGAAGAGTACATATCCCTCACAGTTCAGTCTTCTATGCTAGGGAGGCATACTATCAGTATTCTGGTAAGTGGGTAAGTCTTGATAGAATGGAAAGATCTATGTACTTGGAAGGAATGCTCGATAGGTATAACGTATTAGATCCAGACAGGGAAAGAGAATGGGAGAAAGAGCACAAACAGTCTTAGACCAGTGGCAGATACTGCCTAGGCTGATGATGTTAGTAGTAACTATTTTGACGTATAAGTCAGTCTTCTGGTTCATGGCTCTTGAGAATCCCTCAAATGCGCAAGCTGGATTAGTCTCTGTTTGTATGGGTGCTCTTACTGGTTGCTTTGGCATATGGGTCAACGGTGAGAGTAAAACAAATTATGTCAGTAAGTCAAAAGACGATAGGTAGCTTATGCCTGATCCTACTATTATCTAGCTGTGGATTAACGAGTCTGCCGTTCTTTGGTGGTGGGGGTGGTGGACCAACAGTTAATTCTAATGCTCAAGTAGGTAAAGAAAATAAACAAGCTGTAGTTACTTATGAGGAAGAACAAAGTAATAACGCTGGTAGAGATGTTATTACTACAGAGATCTTAAAGGAAATAGAAACGGGGACGGTAGAAGACTTCAGTATAACAAATACAAATATACCTGTTTGGGTTATGCTTCTTCTTATTCTTGGTTGGTTACTTCCAACACCTACACAGATAGGCCAAGGGTTATACAACTTAGTTTCTTTACCGTTTAGAAGGAAGAAAGATGACGTTTAAATTAAGTAACAGATCCCTAAAGAAACTTGAGGGTGTACATCCCGATATGGTAGCAACTGTTCAGAGAGCTATCGAGCTAACGGAAGTAGACTTTGGTGTAACGTATGGGGTCAGAACTTTAGCAGAGCAAGAGAAGCTATATGCTTCAGGTCGCAGCCAGACCATGAAGTCTAAGCATTTAATCCAAGATGACGGGTATAGCCACGCAGTAGACTTAGTAGCTTATGATGGTTCTGATGTTATCTGGCAAATAAATGTTTATGATGACATAGCTGATGCAATGGCAGAGGCAGCCAATGAGATAGGATGTCCCATTAAGTGGGGAGCCGCCTGGTCAGTAGGGGATATCACTAGGTACGTAGGGACTATGGAAGATGCTATGAACGAGTATATTGACCTACGTAGATCCCAAGGACGTAGACCCTTCATTGATGGACCGCATTTTGAGTTAATGTAATTTGACGGTGCAAGTTTTAAAAACGAACTTATAATAAACTGGTGGGGGTAAATAGAGAACCGTCCTTATTCCCCTCACAGATTGGACAGAATGGCAATACCAGCAAAAGTAAAAGCGATTATGGAAAGGGAAGGACTCTCAGGGGTAAACAAACCTAAGAGAACTCCTAAGCATCCTACTAAGTCGCATGTTGTTATGGCCTCTGAAGGTGGTAAGTACAAGCTCATTAGATTTGGGCAGCAAGGCGTTAAAACAAATCAGACTGCTGGGCAGAGAGAAGCATTTAAATCTCGCCATGCAAAAAACATTAGTAAGGGTAAGTTATCTGCTGCGTATTGGGCTGATCGTGTTAAGTGGAGTCCCTCTAAAACTAAATCAAGTTCTAAGAAGTGGGTAAAAGGATCATGATGAAAATTGGTTTAATGCTAGGGGCTACACCTGAAGTAGACCCAAAGAATAAGAAGAGAGCGGAAGAGTACTGGATGTACGGAGCTTCCGTTGAGGAATTAGCGAAGGCTTGGGACAAGGAAGTCGAATACGCTAAACTAAAGAAGTGTGGTAACTGTGATTACTTTGACAATAGGGCAAGAACTCTTAAAGCTCTAAATGGTGAATCGGATCAAGGAGCTTGCCTAAAATTTAATTTCATGTGTTCTCAGGATGCTTCTTGTCAAGCATGGGAATGTAAAGACATGGATATGGACGAAGAGAAAATGTGATGTGGATAGCTATTGTATTAGCTTGTGCTAACCCAACTGTATTTTCGTGCAACGTTATGATAAAAAATCAGTCCTTTTCTACAGAGCAAGAATGCATAGATGATGCTTTATCTTTCGGTGAAAGTCTATTAAAGAAGGGGATTATAGCTATACCCAGTTGCCACAAAGTTAAAACAGGAGTAAGTCTTTAATGCCAGTGCACAAAGTAAAGGATGGATTTCGTTGGGGTAAGACTGGTAAGGTATACAAAACCAAAGCGGCTGCTGAACGCCAAGGTAAAGCCATCTACGCATCTGGATACAGTAAGGGTGGTAAAGTAAGTAAGACACCTGCACAACAAGCAGCCATAGCTATTTCTAAAAAGAATAAGGCTAAAGGAATGGCTAAAGGTGGTGACAATATAAATGCTGCGGGTAATTACACTAAGCCTACCATGCGCAGAAACCTTGTCAAACAAGTTATGGCAAGTGACAAAGGTGGAAAACCCGGTCAGTGGTCAGCAAGAAAAGCTCAAAGAGTAGCTAAACTTTATAAAGAAAAAGGTGGGGGCTACAAGTCATGAAAGCTCCACAGAAGTCTTTAAAGGATTGGACAAAACAAAAGTGGAGAACCAAGAGTGGTAAGCCATCTACTCAAGGGCCAAAAGCAACTGGTGAACGTTACCTTCCTTCTTCAGCTATTAAGTCTCTTAGCAGCAGTGAGTATGCCGCTACAACCAGAGCTAAACGACAAGGCACGAAGGCAGGTAAGCAGTTTGTGGCTCAACCTAAAAGCATTGCAAAGAAAACCGCTAAGTTTAGAGCCACTAAAGGCGGGACTGTAAGAAAGGCTAAAAAGTAATGAACATAAGTTTAGGTTTATTGGATTACCTTCCATTACCACAGATGCCTTTCGATAAAGTAAAAACTGAACAAACCCAGCGCGTAGAAGAAAGTTCAAAAACACTAGATAAAAAGGTTGAGAAGTATAAGTATACTGATGCCTATACCTACCACCCACAGAACATGAATAAGCTATATCCTCAAAGACAAGGCGAAAACGTAGACTTCGTAGTAGCCTAAGATTCACACAACAAAACCATTTAGAGCAAACAAGAAAGTACTAGCAATGAAACAAAGTTCAAAGAAAACAGGTTATGCAAAAGGGGGTCTTAAACCTGCCCCAAATAAAGGAGCCGCTTCTCTTCCAAAAGCAGTACGTAACAAGATGGGCTTTATGAATAAAGGCGGCATGTCTAAAAAGAAAAAGGGCTATGCTATTGGTGGAGACACAACACCTATGGATGCGGAACAAAGTCGTTATCGTCCCTCAGCAAGTCGTTCTCCACAAGGTATGATGTCAGCCAGAGGAATGACTTCTGGTATGGTCATGAATAAGGGCGGCATGTCTAAAAGAAAAATGGGCTACAAAGAGGGCGGAATAATCAAAGCCAAATGTGGCGCATCTTATACGGGGTAAAAACAATGAGTGCTAAATCAGAACTGTACAAGTATTTTATTCAAATAGGTAAAGAAATTTTTGGTACTAACTCATCAAAAGTAGCAAAAGATCTTGCTGATCAAGGTGGTAAAAGAATCCCTAAAAGTAAGATTAAGGCTGACTCAAATGTTAAAAAAGCACCTACTGTAGCTAATCCAAAGTCGCCTAAGACTGGTCAGTATACATCTCCTAAGCCAATAACTCGCCCTAGGACAGCTACAGTTAATAAGCCTAAGGCTCCTAGTAGTACCTCTGTAACTAAACCTAGAACTGAGACAACTAGTGTGTCAAAACCTAAGGCGCAATCCAAATCACCCACTGTACTAAAACCAAAGGCTGCAGCAAAACCAAAAGGAAAACCTCCTTTGATGCCTAAGGAGATGGTGAAGGTTCGTACTAATGCTCCTAAAAATTTAACAAGTCGTCCAGCAGCTTTAAGGGATTTGGCTCGCCCAGAGGCTCCAACGCTTGATCTTAAATCTCCTAGTGAGGAAAGAACAGATCGTAAGTTTGTACCCTCAAAAACTGAAACTACCAAGAAAACAAGTAAGCCGTCTAATGCTCCTGCACGTAAGACAGCGCCACCTAAAAAAGAACCAACTTTAAGACCTAAGGCACGTCCCGCACAAGGTCCAGTAACTAATGAATCTTTTGGGAAAGCATTTGCTAGAAACCGCAAATCTGGTAATGCAACTTTTATGTGGAAAGGTAAGAAGTACACCACTCGACTTAAAGAAGAGTCTATTGCTCAACACAAGAAAAAGTTTGGCGTAGAGGGTAAGTACTAATGTACAGATTTGAAGGTGAAGATATGGTAGTCAACTCCAGAGGAGATGTTATGGCTCAGAAGTCCCACGGTGAGTGGCTTACTAAAGAGCAAGATGTTTTGGATTGGATATCAGAAAATACTGAAAAGGTACGAGCTAGAAACTCTAAGGGTCATTACATAAAGGATGACCCAACTACCCCAGAGAATGAAGCTTGGACTACTAAAATTAAAAAGAAAATAAAAAGTAAAACTAAATGATACTACTTTATATCATAACGGGGTTGCAATACTAACAGTAGTATGATATAACTATTTGTGTAAAACTAGTCTCCAGTTGGTATCCTAGCCAACTCGCACAATATCAAACTGGAGATTAAGATTATGATTAAATGGTTAAAAGAAGTTTTAATACACATTCAAAAATCACGTCAGGCAGAAGCTGATCGTAGAATTGCTATGATGCAATTGAACAGTTTCTCTGACAGAGACTTAAGGGATCTTGGTATCGGACGCAGTCAGATCAGAGATATGGTTTATAATGGCAAGACAGCTAACGGATAGACAACGAAAGTTTTTAGAGGTTCTCTTTGATGAAGCCAAAGGCGATCCTGTTAAAGCAAAGAAGCTTGCAGGATACGCCGAAGGTGTGTCTACAAGACAAGTTGTAGAAGCAATCGAAGATGAAATAGTAGAACTAACAAAGAAATTTATTGCTCAGTCTTCCACCAAGGCTGCGTACACAATGTTTAGTATTATGGCAGATCCAACAGACTTAGGTGTCAAAGAAAAAATGATGGCTGCTAAAGACATTCTGGACCGAGCGGGATTCACAAAAACAGAAAAGGTAGAGGTTAAATCAGCAGAGCCTCTATTTATACTACCTTCTAAAGATGCCGAAGATTAAAACTAAGAGGGCATCAGAGGGAGCTTATCCACCCAACGTAGATTGGCAGATACCACTTAGAGGAGAGAACGGAGAGTGGTATCCAATAATTAGAGTTGGAAGGCACGTACCCTTTGGATACAAACAGGATGAGGAAGATCCTGATTTACTTATACCCATACCAGAAGAATTAGAACTTTTAGAAAAAGCAAAACTATTCCTACAAGAGTACAGCTTAAGGCAAGTAGCTCAATGGTTATCAAAAGAATCAGGTAGGTATATATCGCATGTAGGGTTAGATAAACGTGTCAGGATCGAAGAAAAACGCAGACGAGCTTCCTCGAACTACCGCAACTATGCCAAAAAATATAAAGAAGCGGCAAGGAAGGCGGAGAAGATCGAGAAAGAAAGACTTGGTGGTAGAGCTACCAAAAGAATCTTTGGAGATGGATGGTCAGACAACACCAGCGAATCCGAAGTCAGCGCAGATTGATGTTGAAAAAGCTGTACGAGAAATAATCTTTGAGCCTAACCCTGGTCCACAAACATCATTTCTAGCAGCTACAGAGCAAGAAGTCTTATACGGTGGCGCAGCAGGTGGTGGTAAGTCGTACTCATTAGTGGCTGATCCAGTAAGGTACTTGAATAATCCTAACGCTAGAATGCTTATCGTGCGTAGGTCAACAGAGGAACTAAGAGAACTTATCTCAGTTTCTAAACAATTATACCCAAGAGCAATACCGGGTATTAAGTTTATGGAAAGGGATAAGACTTGGGTAGCCCCTAGCGGAGCAACTCTCTGGATGTCATACCTAGACCGTGATGATGACGTTATGCGTTACCAAGGTCAAGCATTTAACTGGATAGGGTTTGACGAGCTTACTCAGTGGCCTACAGATTATGCGTGGTCTTATATGCGTTCAAGGTTACGTACAACAAAAGCCAGTGGATTACCTCTCTACATGAGGGCGACAAGTAACCCAGGGGGTCCGGGTCACAGTTGGGTAAAACGTACCTTTATTGATCCTCAGACACCTAACAAGGCTTTCTGGGCGACTGACCAAGATGGTGAGGTTATCTGTTGGCCTAAGGGTCACAGCAGAGAAGGTGAACCTCTTTTTAAAAGGAAGTTTATACCTGCAACTCTGTTTGATAATCCCTATCTGTCTGACGATGGGATGTACGAAGCTAACTTGTTGTCTCTCCCTGAGCATCAAAGAAGACAACTACTTGAAGGAGACTGGGACATTAATGAGGGCGCAGCCTTCCCTGAATTTAATCGTAAAGTTCATGTGGTAGACCCCTTTGATATCCCTAGTAATTGGCCTAGGTTTAGAGCAGCAGATTATGGTTATGGTTCTTACAGTGCTGTGCTTTGGTTTGCCGTTGCGCCTGATGAGCAACTTATCATATATAGAGAATTGTACGTCAGTAAAGTCTTAGCGACTGACTTAGCTGATATGGTCCTTGATTTAGAATCAGAAGAGAAAATACGATATGGTGTTCTTGATAGTTCCTTGTGGCATAAAAGAGGTGATACTGGACCAAGCCTAGCAGAACAAATGATTGTTAAGGGGTGTCGTTGGAGGCCAGCCGATAGGTCTAAAGGTTCCCGTGTAGCTGGTAAAAACGAATTACATAGAAGACTTCAGATTGATGAGTTTACAGAAGAACCTAGGCTAGTCTTCTTTAACAATTGTTATAATACGATCTCGCAACTACCGTCTTTGCCTTTAGATAAGAATAACCCAGAGGACGTAGACACGAGATCTGAAGACCACATCTATGATGCTTTACGGTACGGAATTATGACACGCCCCCGCAGTAACTTGTTTGATTATAACTCTGAAACTCAGAGGTCAGGATTTCAAGCAGCAGATTCAATTTTTGGATACTAAGGAATAACTATGGAAGAAGATGACATTCTAGCTGAAGAAGTCTACATGGAAGATGCAGAGGTATCTTACATCGAGGATTCAGAAGAAAATACTTCGAATGACCCTATGGTTGGAACTATCGTAGGTTTTGTTAAGGAACGATTCAGTAAAGCTGAAACTGCTCGATATGGGGAAGAACAACGCTGGATTAGAGCCTACAGAAATTACAGGGGGTTATATAGCCCAGACATACAGTTTACCTCAGCAGAAAAGTCTAGAGTATTTGTTAAAGTTACTAAAACAAAAGTCTTAGCAGCCTACGGTCAGATTGTCGAAGTCTTGTTTGGCGCTAACAAATTTCCTATTAGCATTGACCCAACTATTTTACCTGAGGGTATTTCAGAAGCTGTTCATCTAGAGACTGCAGATCCCCTTAAAAAGATGAACGAGCAACAACCACAAACGCAAGAAACCCCTCCAATCGAACCAGGTGAAACACTCATTGACTTCAGAGAAAGACTTGCTGGGTTAAGAAATAAACTTTCTCCATTTCAAGAAGATCTAAAAGAAGGTGAAGCAGAAACACCCTCACAAATTACTTTCCATCCCGCTATGGTAGCAGCCAAGAAAATGGAAAAGAAAATTCATGATCAGCTAGAAGAATCAAATGCTCGTAAGGAATTACGTACCGCAGCTTTTGAGTGTGCTTTGTTTGGCACAGGTATTATGAAGGGTCCGTTTGCAGTAGATAAAGAATATCCTAATTGGTCTGAAGACGGTGAGTACACTCCTCTTATCAAGACTATGCCTCGGTGCTCGTCTGTTTCTATCTGGAACTTTTACCCTGACCCAGACGCCTCTAATATGGATGACGCAGAGTTTGTTATCGAGCGTCACAAGATGTCTCGCTCACAGATTAGAGGGCTTAAGCGAAGACCTTTCTTCCGTGAGAATGCTATTGATACAGCTATTTCTTTGGGGGAGTCCTACACAAAAGAGTGGTGGGAACAAGCTATGGAAGACGACGAACAAGAAACTCGTAGTGAACGCTTCGAAGTTTTAGAGTTCTGGGGATACGTAGATACAGAAATACTAAAAGATCAAAACGTTGACATCCCAAAAGAAATGGAAGACTTAGATCAAGTCTCTGTTAACGTTTGGGTTTGTAATGGTCAGGTTCTACGTTTAGTTCTTAATCCATTTACACCGTCCTACATTCCTTACTACGCAGTACCGTATGAGGTTAATCCTTACAGCTTCTTTGGTGTAGGTATCGCAGAGAACATGGACGATACGCAGACTTTGATGAATGGCTTCATGCGTATGGCGGTAGACAATGCCGCACTCTCAGGAAATCTTATCATTGAAGTAGATGAAACAAACTTAGTTCCGGGCCAAGACATGTCAGTATATCCCGGTAAAGTCTTTAGGAGACAGGGTGGTGCTCCTGGGCAAGCTTTGTTTGGTACTAAGTTTCCTAATGTTTCAAACGAGAACATGCAACTATTTGATAAGGCAAGAGTACTAGCTGATGAATCTACTGGTTTTCCATCTTTTGCGCATGGTCAAACTGGCGTTTCGGGTGTGGGTCGTACTGCAAGTGGTATTTCTATGCTTATGTCTGCTGCTAATGGTTCTATTCGTAACGTTGTAAAAAACGTAGATGATTACCTTCTATCACCCCTTGGTAAAGCTTTCTTTAACTTTAATATGCAGTTTGACTTCGATGACGAAATTAAAGGTGACTTAGAGGTTAAAGCTCAAGGTACTGAGAGCTTGATGGCTAATGAGGTACGCTCACAACGCTTGATGCAATTCCTGCAGATTACTCAGAACCCAACGCTCGCACCATTTGCTAAGATGGACTACATCATCAGAGAAATCGCTAAGTCTATGGATCTTGATCCTGATAAAGTAGTCAACTCAATAGCTGATGCTAAACTACAGGCTGAACTCCTAAAAGATTTCCAAGCTCAGAATCCTGAGGCTGCTCCACAAGAAGGGGTACAAGGACCACCATCACCACAGGGACAAGGAGCGCCCACAGGAGTGCAGGATACTACTGGCGCTGGGGGTGGTAACATAGGAACTGGTACGGCTCCTCAGCCAGGAGAACAGGGTTTCTCAGGTAACACTGGGCAACAAGGTGCTGCATGAGCCTAAAGCTAGTAGTAAATGATAAGAACTCTTGGGATGCTTTATTAGAAGAGCTACATGATCGTATTCAATATACTTATAGGCAATTAGAACAACGAGTAGAACTAGAAGAGATCTACAGGCTTCAAGGAGAAGTACGTGCTCTTCGTTCTCTTACTCGACTTCGGGATAAAGTAAATGGCTGAGAAAACGTTAAGACCTAGAGCAAGACCTACAGGTCTAGGTACTAAAACTGATAGAGCCTCTCTTAGACCTAGATCAAGGCCAGACCCAGAAAAAATGGCTGGTTTAGCTAATGTAGAATTTCGTGCGGATATGGATAAAATTCTTAGTGAAGATCCTATCTCTCGTCTTGGTTTTGATATTTCTCGTATGAAGTACGAAGTACCAGAAGGTGTTAATAACGCTTTTTATATGGGTGATTATCCTCTTGAAGATGGAATGCATGGCGAAGTCCATAGTGGTAAAGTCTTAAGTTTTGAGCCTGACACAGTATCTTATGGACCTGACGTTGGGTCTTCTAAGGATGTTATCGCTCACGAGACAAGGCATAGAGGTCTTGCTCTTTTAAGAGATATGCTAAACGAAGATCCTAAGTTCTTTAAAAAGAAGTACGGTATTGAAGCAGCCAATCTTCTTGACAAAGAAAAATTTGGAGAAGAACTTCTCGTAGAACTTTTTGATGATCCTGACGCTGAGTTTATAGCTCCTACAACTGGTGAAACAAAAAAGCTTGAAAGTACAATTTCACAGATTGACACAGAATTTTTAAGAGAGTCAGACAAGAGAGGGTTCTTGCCGTTAGACTCTAAGCTTGCAACAAATGCAAACGCAAAGGTAATAAATAAAGGTATAGCTGGCCTTAGGTTCGCAGCCCAAGATATGCTCAGAAAAATGGGTGAACCTAAAGGTTATTCTTCTACCGATATTTCTGCGAGTCCTATAGTTAAGCCCAGAAAAAAAGAAGAAGCTATCGAAGAAGAAAATTTCTTTAAGAAGTTCTTTAAACGTTTAGGATTTGATGAGGGTGGTTTAGTGGAAGATACTGAGGAATACGGTTTTACAAGTCAGATGTCAGATCTTGGTATGGGATTTTCTTCACCAGATATTCCTACAGAAACAACGGAACCATCTAAACAAGAACAGTTTTCTACCGCACTTAAAGGTAGGCCCGGCTTTAGAAGCTTAGAAGAAGCTAAAGGTCAAGTATCTAAAGAAGAACTAGTAGATGGTCTAAACTATACTGCTGAAATGCTAGTCCCATTCTACGAGGCTGGTGGTAATATGGTCAACGTAGTTAGTGAGTATTCTAAACCAGAGGAAGAACGTGACTATGACTATATTAAAGAAGAACTAGGAAAAGCTGGTAGTTCAGCAGCAATTGAAGCAGGAATGCTACTTTTAGGTGGGGCAGCCATTAAGTACGGTAGTAAAGGTATTAAAGCTTTAGGCAATAAAATAAAGCAGTACGAGATTGACCCTAATACTACCTCGATGCTCGGCACTGGTGCAATCAAAAAGAAATCAGAAGAGATGGTTTCTGTATTTCCTAAACCAGAAAGAATGTTTCCTGAAGGTCAAAGACCTAAGGGTGGTGACTATTTGAATCCAGCTACTGGTGAAGTTCTATCTGGTCGAAATGTTTCTAGTGCTAACATAAAAATAAATCCTGATGGTAAGCCATCTTTTAAAGTTTCTAATGATAATGTCGAATCTGTAGGGTCTGTTGGTAAGGGTAAAACACAAATTAAAACTAACCTATTTAAGAAAAAAGCTGGTTGGAAATGGTCTAGTGCCCCTGAGGGTATGGAAGATATTGGAACACTCATTTCTGTTGAGAACAAAGGAAAACACTTTTACACCATTGAAACAGATTTTTCTAAAGGAGTTAACCTTAAGAAATACCCTAACTCCCCAACAGAGCCTCGCTTAAGACCAACAGTTATTGGTGAACTTGAGTTAGGCCCACAGATTGGTTCTATCTCTGTCAGGGGAAAAGAACATCCTGTTTACCAAAGTATAAGAACTTTTAATGAAGGCGGTACAGTAATGAAAGATCAGATGCAATTAGCGTTTGCCTTTGGTGGTGACGTAGAGATTGACGCAGAGTCAGGTAACTCAGTTCCACCCGGATCTACACCAAAAGAAGTTCGAGATGATATTCCTGCTATGCTATCTGAAGGTGAATACGTAGTACCTGCTGATGTTGTTCGTTATTACGGTGTTAAATTCTTTGAAGACTTACGTGAGGAAGCCAAAGAAGATTTTGCTCAAATGGAAGCTGAGGGTCGTATTGGTGGTGAGCCTGTACGAGAAGATGACGATGATCTCACAGAAGATGAAATGGCTCTCTTACAAGAAGTTATGACAATGTCTGAGGGGGGTTCAGTCAGAGGTATGGCAGACGG